CGGGGAATCTCGATATAGGGGGGGAATTAAAGAAGAAGTTACATCTTGTGAGTGTAATGATTTAGGTGGGGTGTGGGCAGGTGTGGATGCATCCGGGGAAGGTATTTCATGTCCGACCGCGACGGAGGGAATATATTCATTATGTACAAACGATACGAATGAGGTGTTGGATGATGTTCGTATGCCAGGTGCATGTTGTCATGACGACAACACACAATGTGATAATGTGTGTTCTCCTGAAGAATGTGGATTGTTAGATGAAGATGGACAATATAGATTGTTTGAAATTTGTGGGTCTGGTCCCGAGGGTTGGGGTGGACCTAACCCAGCCGACTGTGGTGATCCTTATTATAAATCAATGGGGCAGCGAGATAGAAATGCAAATGTTGTAGTTGTTGATAGAAAAATAACTAAAAAAGATAGAATAGAAGCACATAAAAACAAGATTACCATGAAGGATAATAACACTTGTTGCGTCTATAAAAACAACGAAAATGAAATCGAATGTGGTCAATTTACAAATAGAGAATGTAAGATACAAGAAGGGTTGTGGGCTGGGTTTGATGTAAATGGAGAATCTTTATCTTGTGATTCGTCTGCATGTGAAATACATAGAAATCTTTTAGAGAATGAGGGTCGTATAGATTCATCATATATTGATAGTTGGATTACCGGAAAATATGTTTTTGGTGGAAGATATGTGGGTGTGTTTTATTCACAATCCGATACATTTGGTAATGGTAGTATTTGTTTTGGAAACAGAAAGACTGGACAAGCAAAGGAGTACATGTCAAACACAACAGAAAAATGTGGTTTGGGTTTTGGAGAAACCAAATACGCTGTTATAATAGCAAATCGGGATGTAATTTCAGCAATTGATTATAAGAATGGATTAACGAATTTGTCTATAGAAGAGGGATCGTGGTCAGACACTTTGTGGAATAAAAAAACATTCAAAGACACATACATTCAAAGGAAGTTATCATTAATTGATAATTCATATGTTAGGTGGACTGTTCCGTCGTTAGACGTTTTGGCGTTCTTACAAAACAATATAACAACAGATGAATTTAGAATCAACACAAACATCACTACTTTTCCGAGTGATCGTTATCATACAATGAGAAATAAATATTATTGGTCTTCTACACCATATAATATTGGAAAAAAACCCTATTATTTTTACACACAATTTTTTAATACAAACAAGTATGAATCTTTTGTCAGCATCAATAAAAGCAACAAAAAAATGAGTGTCAGACCCGTCTGCATGATTCCAATTAAATATTAATTTTGTTCTTGTATGTTTTTTGTTTATGGTATAATTGTATCTGATATTAAAAGGAGTCATATGATGTCGGATGGGAAAATGAAGTTTAGGAAAGTTGAAATTGATCCCAATCGACGAGGATTGAAAAATAAATTAAGTATGGTGCAAAATTTTGCCGCTGCTCTTGCTTCTCGCGGTGTTACTAATAAAAAAATCAATCCTCCCATCAAACAACTTCGGGTGTTGAGTTGTTTTGGAAACCAAAAACAAGGTGGTGAATTACCACCGTGTGAACATCTAATGGACAGCGAAACTGGCGAAGGAAAAAACTTTTGTGGTGCATGTGGATGCGGTGATAAGAAAATGACATGGTTAATACAAGAAGCAGACGAATATAGTAAATTGGATTTTCCAAAGGTTGCATGTCCACTTCAGATGCCAGGGTTTACTAACTATATAATAAGCACAGAAGACGAATCCGAAGAACCAGTAACACGCAAATATTATATTGAAAATATAAATTATACGGAAGTGCAAAAAGTTCCAGTCAAAATTGGTAAACAACCAACAACAGAAGAAACTAATGAAAAAAAAACAAACGAATGAATCAACATTCAATCACAATGAAATATAATTGACTTCCATTCCTCTACCTTTATACATATAAGGAAGGTATTAGGAGGTTTTTGATGGCAGCACCAACATCCAGGGATGAACTGATTGATTATTCTCTTCGTAAACTAGGTTCTCCGGTAGTAGAAATAAACGTTGATAGGCAACAATGTGAAGATCGTTTGGACGAAGCACTGGAACTATTCTCAGAACGTCATTTTGATGGATCGGAGAAAGCATATTTCAGACACAAAATAACCCAAGACGATAAAGACAACATGTTCATTACTACAGATGATCTTGGACCTGTAAATGGAGTAACTGGCGATGGACCAACGGGAAAAGATATATTAAGTGTGGTTCGGTTGTTTCAGTTTGGCAATTTTGCGAACATCACTATGTTCGATGTGCGATATCAGATGGCATTGACGGATTATTTTGGAATCAATCGCGGATTGGGTAATAATAGTTCTATGGGATTGGCCCGATATGATTCAACTAAACGTTATATTAATATGATTCAGGACTTTTTTCAACCAGAAAAAAGAATTAGATTCAATAAGGTATCGAATAAGATTCATATGGATATGAATGATGCTGACTTGGAAACAGGTAAATATTTAATTATTGAAGCATATGTTCGGATACCTTCTGTTTTATTTTCTCAAATATTTGATGATGTGTGGTTAAAGAAATACACAACAGCATTAATTAAACGTCAATGGGGTTCTAATTTATCTAAATTTGAGGGTGTTCAATTGCCTGGTGGGGTTTCTTTACGGGGTGGGGAAATATCAACAGAAGCAAATGAAGAAATTCAACGATTAGAAGAACAATTAATAACCACATACGAACTTCCAATTGATTTTAATGTGGGTTAAATATGATGTCACGAAATCCGTACTTCAAAGACTATAGCGGCGAACAAAATGTTGTCGAAGATCTCTCCATTGAAATCATTAAAGCAATGGGGAGGGATATGGTCTATATCCCCAGAACACTTATTAATGAAGATAAATTGTTCGGTGAAGATGCGATTTCTAAATTTGATGATGGATACCAATTGGAAATGTACATTGCGAGTGTTGATGGGTTTGAGGGCGAAGGTGATATACTTTCTAAATTTGGTCTAAATATAAAAGATAAAATACAACTCATAGTTTCACGCAAACGTTTTGATGAGACGATTGGTATCTATGAAGAAATAACAAGACCGAAAGAAGGAGATTTGATTTATTTTCCCCTTAGCAAGACTCTTTTTGAGATTAATTTTGTAGAACACGAAAATCCATTTTATCAATTAGGTAAATTGTTCACATATAGATTGTCGTGTGAGGTGTTCACCTATAGTCAAGAAGAAATTGATACCGGATATACAGACATTGATGTAGTAGAGGCAGAAAGAAAGAAATTCGCTGTTGAGTTTGATCTCGGCACCCGAATTAGTGATGTTACTGCAACCAATTACTTTGAGGGTGAATCGGTGTTCCAGGTTTCTGGGATTACAGGAGAAACTGCATTGCTGGCAAATGCAACAGCGACGGCAACCGCAACAGATTGGAGTTCGTCTGATACGAAACTTACCCTTACAAATATTGTTGGGACGATATTAACATCAACTGGACAGACCCTTAAGGGTGCTGTTTCTGGTGCAGAATATGAAATCAACAGCAGCACAACAACTACCCTTATTATTCCACAAGAACCACAAGATAATGAACCTTCGGGAGATAACGAAAATGTTGAGTTGTTCCGAGATCAGGATGACATCTTTGACTTCACGGACACGGATCCATTTTCAGAGGGCGATTATTGAAACACTCGGTTACCTAAATAGAGATGGTAAGAGGAAGATGGCGGTTCCTGACACAGAAAAATGGAACACGCTTCTGGAACAAGGATATAAAGAGGGTTATTGATGTTTACTCAATTCTATAATGAATCTATACGAAAACTCGTCATTGGGTTTGGTTCTTTATTTAATGATATCAGGGTTGTTCGTAAAAATGCTGATGGGACCACCAAAGAAACTATTAGGGTTCCTTTGTCTTATGGTCCCAAAGAAAAATTTATTCGTAGGATACAAGAACAGAGTAGTATATCTTCAACAACTAAGACACAAATAACACTTCCCAGAATAGGTTTTGATATTACTGGAATATCATATGACTCTACTCGTAAAACAAATAAATTGCGAGTAACATCAGCAACTCCTGAAGATGGTATATCATCCTCTTGGAATTATGCAGAGGTGCCATATGCGATCTCTTTTGGTTTGTATGTATTTACACGAAATCAAGATGACAATTTACAAATCATTGAACAAATTCTTCCATACTTTACTCCCGAATTTATAGTAACTTTCAAAATGAATGATGTTAATTCGAAGGTAGACATTCCCATTATATTAAATGGCACTAGTACTATCGAAGAATATGAAGGCGATTTTGATTCTAGAAGAAATGTAACTTCGACGTTAGAGTTTACTGCAAAAACATATGTGTATGGACCAATCAAAACATCCAAGATAATACTCCAGTCTGAAGTTGATATCCATGGATTTGATACGGCGTTTGATGGTTTGGTGTCGGACCCACACGATCTTCGTGTTGGTATAACAGGTGGATTTACAGGTGATGGATACACCGCAGGTAATCAGATTTATGGTGAATATTATTATGAGTGAAAAGAAAAGTGTTAATGATAAATTATCAGAAGCATTAGATGTTGAGTTTGAAGCCGAAGCAAAACAAATAGAAACCAAACGAAAAGTCACGCAAGTTCAAGTCAATGCGTCGGACACCGAAAAGGACTATTGGTTGGTTCGTCGGAACATGAAAGAACTCATTTCTACTGGTGAAGATGCCATTGAGGGTATTCTTAAGGTTGCGACTGAGGGCGATTCTCCCAGGGCATATGAAGTTGCTGCGCAGATGATTAAGACTGTTTCTGAAGCGAACAAAGATCTTATTGACCTGCATCATAAAATGAAGGCAATCAATAAAGAAGAAATCAACGTCCACAACACCACCAACAATTCGCTCTATATTGGTTCAACTAAAGAACTACAGAACCTCATCAACACAGAACGAAGCACCAACAAAAAGAAAATTGAAGGCATTCATGATAGGGTGATTGATGGTGAGGTAATAGACAATGACGGCTAAACAAGATGGATATATGGGAAACCCCAACCTC